TAACAAATTCTTTGGGACTCTTTCGCATACCTTTCCATCTTTCTTTAAGGTCTTCCCATTCTTTATCATGATCAACATTAACTAATTTTCCACCAATTTTAGCATTCCATTTCCAAAGTTTTTTTAACATTAGTAATAATCCCACATATATGAACGGTCTCCATACTCATCCGTTTTCCATAAGTCACCATCATCATCAACAAATGAATCTCCATCGAAACCATCTGATATAAAACCAAATGGTGCCATATCTTGTTCAATTTGATTTTTCTGCTCCTCATATATTCTTTTTCGCACATCATTATCAGTCATTTCTTTAAAATAATCCTGTGCAACTAACCAAGAAAATATAACAAGACACATTGCTAGGTCATCGTTACATCCTTCTTCTGCTTCAAATGAGTTATGTTTTTGAGCAAATGTAGTCAGTTCGGAGATGATATCATAATCACAAACTAATATTTTATTATCTTCTAACATTGTTTTTAAATTAGAGCAACCTAATTTTTTTACTGCTGCTGTAGTTCTTACACCAAGTTGAGATCTTTTACCACTAAAACCAGCACCAACCACCTGACCATTACGTCCTCTTTGTGAACACATCAATAGATTTTCATATTCTAAGTCATAATTTAAGATAGATGCTACTTGGTCTCCAATATCATTTACCTCTACAAGAACAAATGCTTTATTGTATGCAGCTGCAATATCATATATTACATTTGGAAATAACATTGGTTTGATTTCATTATTACGATACTTACCTACAACCTTATAAGGAAATTCTGTAATATCAAAAACTAAAAATGCTGAATAATCATTACCTAGACCACGAGCAACATCGACTGTAATCAAATAATTATGATCTTTTCTTGGTGCTTCATATATGTCAAGACCAGCATTTCTTTGTATTGGGTCTTCATATACAAGTGTTTTTAACTTTGCAGGATTTATTAGAGTATTAACAGATCCTAGAAACTCACATTCAAACTCAACTTTAAATTGTTGCTCAGATGTGTTTGCAATAGTTTGTTCTCTCCACGCTTCATCACGACCTGGTACTTCAGACCAATGAACATCAGTTGGTTTATATTCATTCTTACCTCTCTCTGCATCGTGCCACATTCGGTAGAAATGATTCATACCTCGTGGTGTAGATACGATGATTACCTTTGTCTTTTGCCCCGACGAAATTGTTGGATACACTGATGCAAAGAAATCATCTGCAATATGGTTTGGAATAAACGCAAACTCATCAAGGAATATTACGTTATATGATCCACCTCGAACAGCAGATGATGATGTAGAGTTAGCAGATATCTTTGACCCATTTTCAATTTCTAATGAACCCTTATTCCAAGATATAATACCTTGTTGCATCCATCTTGGTAAATTTTCATATGCTAGTTGTAATCTACCTAATAAATCACGGGCTGTAGATGCCTTGTTTGCCAGTATAGCAATATTAACATTATCATTAAATATTGCATAATGTAGAAGGTATGATACAACCGTTGTTGACTTACCAGTCTGCCGAGGCATCTTGCATATATTGAAACGGTTCTCATGGAAATTTTTAATTAATTTTTTCTGGAAAGGATATTGTCTAAAAGGAACTAAACCCTCATCCAGTGATACAATTTTTATATAGTTGTTCGCAAAGTAGACAGGATCGTCTTTACACTTCAAGAATTCTTGAATGTTCTCTTTCGTGAACTCAATCGGTGTATTTGCTTTTTTTAGATTAGGATTACCAAGATAAACTTCACTCATAATAATATACTAGCAGTTCCAGCGACGTAATGCCTTATTTATTCTTGAATCTGGATCTCTACTTGTCTTTGCAGATGTAAGTTTTTTCTTCATACCTTTCATTCTTCTACAGAATGATAGTCTTCTCTTTGCAGATTTAGATCCCTTCTTTAATTTTTTAGGATCTTTTGTAACTGCTGTTTTTAACTTTGAACCTGGATTCTCTCGACGATATGCCTTGACTGCCTTTTTACTTAAACCATCAGTCTTATCCTTACGATTTACCTTTTGCCAATCTTCATCTAAGTCTTCTCTCCAGTTAGATGGTTTTAACGGTTCTGGTTTGATGATGTCTACTGCTTCTATTTCAGTGTACTTTATCTCATCAACATTCCAGTCTTGAATTACTAATTCACTTTCAATTGCAGTATTCTCTTTCATTGCAAGTTTTGTTGCAATTGCATACTTCACATTTTTGTCACCATATCTGTCCTTCATATCTTTGGTGCTAATGGCATCAGCAATCTCATCACGTTTTTTGATTTGCTTCTTAGTCATTGTTGCTTCACCTATATAAGCAGTTCCATCACCACCAGTAGACATACGTTTAACTTTTTTGTCTACCGTTTTTACTAATTTTTGATTTACAACAGCAGGACCGTAATTAGTATTTTTCAATTTCTCATTTAAAGAAGAAGTTTCGACCTCTAACTCCTCCTTCTTAGTCTTTTTTACGCAGTTTGGATACCTCTTACCAAACATCGTCTTCATTCCTTTCTTCTCATAACCTTTCCAACACTTTTCATCTAATGTTTCTCTCCAGTTATAATGTTCACGTCTCAAATACTTGGTCATATTCATAACATTACCTTGTGGACTTACTGACAATGTATGTCCACCTTTACTATCTTGATAAGGAACGTCTTTTCTAGCAAACTTCTTGACTTCTTCTTTAGTCTTATCATCCATAGGACCAGAACCATATGGTTTTATAATTGAAATAGAGTCTGGTTTTTGTACTTTTGATTTATCCTTAAGTGCACCAACACCTTTGTAATCTGGATTACTTTTCATTTCTGTAATTTCATCTTCGTGTGGAATTGTATTTCCATCCTTATCTTTCTTATGATGCTCAACTATTTCATCTCTCCAACGATGATGTGGTGTCTTATAAACCTTTGTCTCATATTCAACTTCTTCTTTCTTACTACTATTACCCCAATTTGCAGCACCTGCTTTACGACACTTAACTAATGCACCTGATGCATATGCACTTGGCCAAACTGAATATCTTGACTTAACTTTATGATAGCAAGCATCTTTTGTACCACTACCCTTTCCTTTCTTATCTTTTACTTCTGTAATTATTTCTGCTTCCTCTATATCCTCTAATAGTATATCTCCTACCACAACATTATTCTCTGCAAACCAACCACGATTGACTTCGACTGCATATCTTATCTTACCATCAGGATATACAGGTGCAGAACTCATTGGATTTAATTCTTTGATACTTTCAATTATACCCTCTTCGTTTATGAATGCAATATCAAGAGGTATAAAAGTATTTTTCATATGGAAAGAATGGCGGTCAGTAGTCTCAAATACAAAGAGCATACCACGATCTTGTTCCAAACTCTCACGGAACATTAGACCTAATCTAAATTCTCCATCGTTTTGTGGAACTTCGAGTTGAAGTGGTAGTGAGATAAATTCTTCTTTCATTTTCTTTTTCTTTTTGTCAGTTGAAACATAAGTTGGTTTTGCAGCACCTGTCTTAGATTGTTGACCAGGATCTGCTTTTTTCTTTCTTCTTGAAGCAGAAAGTCTTTCCTTTTTGCTCATACTTGCTCTCTTGGAAGATGATACGCACTTTGGTGTTCCCTCACCTGGTTCATCGCTTGCACAGGTTCCACCCGTAACCACGTTAACCCATCCACCTTTACCATCTTTAGATTTAGAACCCTTGAACCATTTACGTAATGATCCTTCCTTAACATCATCCTTACCATCAAGATAATCTGCAGCGGTATCCAAATAATCAGATGCCTTAGTTATCTTTGATTGAACCCACGCTTTGAAGTTTTCTTTCTTACGTGAATGTTTTTCAATACGTTTAGATGCTCTACTTGCAGTTTTTAATTGACTACGAATCATTTCTGGTTCATGATCACCATCCTTATCTTCTTTGACAAGAATCCCGTCAGGACGAACACTATATCCATCAGGAATAGGTTTGCACTTTTGGTCAGTATTGCAGTAGTATTGTCCCTTTTTACAGGAAGTCTTTCCCATTATATACTATCAGAGCTATTATTATTTAGTATTCCATCTTTTAACATCTTTGATAATTCACTTGTAGAACCTACAAACAATGCATTATTAGTAACTGTATTTTGTGTTTTAGGATTATCTTCATCTATCTCTTTAACCTTTTTTTGTAAATCCATTAGTTTATCTGTACTATCTGCAACTGATTTTATGAGTTGTCCTGCAACTTCGTATGCTCTTGGACTTGCAGTTTCTCCTGCAACTTCCATAATACCATTGATTGCTTCTTGTCCCTTCTCAATTAAAGAGTAGAGATTACCACGAGTATAATCATAATCCTTACTAACATCATCAGTGAGTTTCTGTATGTTACTTTTTTCTTTATCTTTTTTAGTAATTGCATTTACTTCGACAGAATCTGTATTAAAAGTATCGTTGAGTGAGTCGTAAGAATCTTTCATTATAAATCTACTCCTCTGTTAGGTGCAAAGTCTTTACCATCACCAAAGAATGAACTTGATTCGGTAAATCCAAAATCATCACCTGGTTCAATAAATGGTGTATCATCAGTATCTATAACATTATCTTCATTATAATCTTTTGTAGGTTTAGGAACCACAGTATATCTTTGTTCTCTCTTTGCTGTTCTTGTATTTGTATCTGAGTAGTAATCGACCTGAACTTTGCGAATAAGTCCTTCTGGAGTTTTTGCAATGTGACCAAACATAAAGGTCTTTGCTGTAAATG